ACGTCCGGCCATGTACGCTGTACCGGCAAGCTCACGAACCGTCTGAAAAGTCAAATCATCATCCATGCCACGCTCGTAAGCGTTGGCCTCGTCAAGCATGATGCTCAATTTGTCCTCTTTCCGTTAGCTTTGACCATGGCCCACAGGATTTCGCTTGCCGGACGGCGCCGGTATGACATGTCGTTGTAGGACTGCACATAGTTGAGAATCAGTTTCGAGCCGGTCGAATCCGGTGTCAGGATCGCGTTCACACGCGGCGGCACCATCTTCCGCCACACAATCTCGTCGCACAATTCCTTCGTGCAGATAGTCTTCGCAAGTGTGGTCGATGCTGTAATCCGGCTTGACCATCTGACGGAAACTCAACTCGTCCACAGACGGGTTGTCCTTCACGGCTTTAACTATCGCGTCGATCTTGTCCTTGGTGAAATCAGGTGTGACCACGAAAACGACTCGTATCATCTCCCCGTCGATGGAGTCGAGATTGCGAATCATGTTGACGTTCCGCAGATGGTAGACGATTCTCGAAAACTCGACTGCGGGCGCCAGGTTGTACATTCGCTTAACCATGCTTGGCATACTGGTGTGCATTTCGGTTTCGATGTCGTACTCGTACAGGCTCCGGGTGATCGACGCATACCAGTAGGCACGGCGAATATCAAGCCCCCATAATGGGTCTCCGCCACCGCTGAAGCTGAGGAATTTCATTTTGCCGGAGTCAGCCAAATCCATCACAGTGTCATAGGTGGCTCCCATACGGGTCTCGGCTATTTGGATTCCAGTGTTGCGCACGATGCAATACGGGCACTGCCAGTGGCATCCAAAGTTCGTAATCACACTGTAGTTACGGTTGTCGCTCATTGGTGCCTCCTTGGGTTGATTGTCTTGATAGTTCTTGCCGGACTCTCGTACGCGGTACGCACCTCATACGGCCTGTGGTGGAAGTCGGCTTTGGAACGTGCCGCGCCCACAGCTTCATCCAGAGACTCGTACACGCGGCATGTGTGAACTCCCGTATCGCCTTGCGGCCAGACGATGTAGCCGGTCTTGCCTGTGAAAACACTCATTTGACCGTCTCCACCGTGCTACAGCCGATGTATTCGCCGCCATGCTTCAAACACGCCCATGTCACGTCACCGGTCTTGACGGTTTCCATCTGGAATCCCGCGCCGGTTTTCCCGCTGGAACCGGCTGGCGATACGGTGGACGCGATGAAGATAATCGTCATGCAGATGATCGCGACGATGATTACCCGGTCCCGGTTCATCACTCACCATCCTTTGCGATGACGGCACCCATGGCTTCCCGATATTTCTTCGTCCGTTGGAACCGGTCGGCAAGCATGTTCGCGGCCTTGTCGATAATCTCGTCCTTGCGTTCTTCGAGGAAGCTTTGCAAAGCTTCCTCCATCATGGTCTTACGCATGTTTTCCCGCGAATACGCGTTGGTGTGCGCGAAAACAGTGTCCATGGTTTCTTTGGCGATCTTGTCGAGCACGTCCTTGTAGGCGTATTCCTCGATGCGGTTCTGGATGGCCTTGTCGTCAATGCCGATGGCGAACTGCACGATATGTTCCATGATTACTTTCCTTCCTTTTCGATTTCATTAATCTTGTCTTTTAAGAGTCCTGGAATATCCTCTCTATGCCAGACAGTGAATGCGTCCCAAACACTCTTAAGACCAGCCCAATCCTCTCTGGCGAGAGTGTGGAACAATGCACCAGCGAGTTCCGCCCAGTCACTTACGGCGTAAATCGGAATTCCATGCACGAGCGCGTCGTTAACGAACCACAAGGCTTTTTTCAGGTCTTCGACACCGTTCTTGTGCTGCCAGCGGAAGCAATACTGCACGGCTTGGCCCCAGTCGGAACTAAGCAGTCTGGATAGTTCGATGCATTCGAACGGGCCATCCTTGTAATGCGATGGATTGATGTTGTCAGTCATTTGATTGTTCCTTTGTCGATGAATATTTGCCGTCTGTGGTGAGATACACGAGTCCATGCCAAGTCCGTACCGGCACTTCCAACTGGTCTTGAAACGATTTCACACACCAGCCGTTCTCATAAGCGATAGTCGGATGCATGTGAACGAAACCATGACAGCCCGTCGTACCCGAACCGCAAAGCAGAATCAGATTCTGCACTTGATGCTTCTCCACCCTCGTGCATTGGCTACGGAGTTTCCGATGATGCCGGGAACCGCCAACCGCATACAAGCTTCGGCCGCAACGCACGCAACGTCTCCCATCACGATCATCAACCATGCGGCACGTCTCCTTGGATGGATTGTCACTGCTCACTGGGGTTCTCCTGGAACAATCCCTTGTTGTCTTCAACCAATTGGATGCCCTCACCTATCCATCTCATGACAGGAACCGCCATCGAATTACCGAGCGCCTTGTAGCGTGGACTATCCGGCGCGTGCTTCTTCCCCTTCCACGGAATATCCGTCCATCCGTCCGGGAAACCTTGAAGCCTTTCGCATTCCAACGGCGTCAACCTGCGAACCGTCAAACCATTCATCGAATCCTCCGTATGTAGAAACTGGTCATTGTGCGTGCTGAGCGTGGCAGAAAGCTCGTCCTGCCCGAGGAATCCCTTACCCCCCCCCGCTCCGCCACCGCGAATCTTGAAAGTGAAAACCACTAGTCTCTCCTATTAGTTGTCGGATAGATGAATGGGGCATCCTTTCCGGCGTGAGCCATCAATGTCGGAGAAAGATCGAATCCTTGTGCGGCATTCGCCTGAGTGTCCGCGCGACACATCACTCTCTCTCTCAATTTGGTAGACGGCTGGATTATGGTCAGTGCTCAAAGTGGGACTCACTTCGCCAATCGCCAGACTCCGGCTCTTCTCACCCTGGCTCCATTTGAACGCCTTAATCAGGGGAACATTGTTGCCACCGGTACCCATGTGCGAGGTGAGCGTATTCGACACGTCGGGATGATCGCTGACCTTGAACCGTCCATCCTGCTGATGGAAGTCCAACATCAATCCCCCAGCGTCCGAATCTGCGTCTCCAACGCCTCCCGCAGTTCCCTGGGTAAGGCTTTGCCTCTTCTCTCGGCTCGACGTATGATCCCAGCACAGGCTCTCGCGCTCAAAAAGTACCGGCGCGGCACGCCGCCAGTCTCGAGTGTTGACGACAAGGAACACACGCTCGCGCCGCTGGGCCACACCGAAGAACTGAGCGTCCAGCACTCTCCATGCCGCCCCCCCCATCAGGCCAGAGTTCGGCCACGGCTTCAAGGAGCGACTGGAAGGCCCGTCCGTGTTCAGCCGACAGTACTCCGGGCACGTTCTCCCAGACGATCCATTCCGGATCAATTTCTGCGCAAGCTCGGAGATATTCGAGCATGAGCTGGCCGCGTGGATCGTCCAGAGCCTTCCTGAGTCCGGCGATGCTGAATGCCTGGCAGGGGCTTCCTCCCACAACGACATCTGCTGCATGGTGGTATTCCTTCCAATTAACTTTCGTCATGTCCCCTAAGTCTGGGACGTTCGGATAGTGGTGTTTGAGTACTGCTTTGGGGAATGGTTCGATTTCGGCGTATGCGACTGGCTCCCATCCGAGTGTTTGCCATGCGACAGTTGCTGCTTCAATGCCGCTGAACAGGCTGATGTATTTCACTAGGGTTCTTCCTTCTGGTTTAGCTCATTGGCTTTTTTGACGGCTGACGCCATGTCGGTCACGTCATCCTGTGATTGGAGGTGCAAGGCTTTCAACGTGTGTTCGCAAGCCCAAGTGTGGACGTGTGGCTTCGACGGTGGGATACCACCCATTTGCGCCCTGTTCTCACACCAGCCACGCCATAGGCGTATCCAATCCCCCACGGTGCGGATGCCGTCATAGTGACGGACGGAGAAAGCGTTCCAAGCATCATGTAAATCCAAGTTCGGGTAAGCGGTTCGCATCATGCTGTCCGCCGCCGTCAACTCCGTGGAGTCTTGGAACATGGCAAGTGTCATTTCTTTGGAAGAAGAATAATATTCTTCTTCTTTCTTATCGGGTACGGGTACGGGTACGGGGCATGCGTTTGCCATCGGTTTGCCATCGTCTTGCCATGCGTTTGCCATCGGTTTGCCATGGCATTTGCTATCGGTTTGCCATGCGTTTGCCATAGCATTTGCCATCGGTTTGCCATTTTTGCCATTCTCAGGCTTCTTCCAACGACGGCTCGCACCCTTCTTGCCCGCTTCACTCCGCTTCCTGCGCTTGGCATCCACTTCGTCACCGTCCGGCTGATAGTCAGCCCAATCATGGAACACGTATTCGTCCTTGTCGGCGTCATACTCCCACAAGCCCGCATCGCAGAGTTCCTGAACTGAATCATCGGAGCAACGGAACATGGGAATCATGTTCGCGGGGACACGTCCTTTTGTCAGCTGTTGCGCGGCCCACGTGCCTGAACGAAGCCATAATGCGGTGGCGTCATTGGACAGCATCGCCGTCTTCGGATTCATACAGAACCCATCATCGACCTTGAACCACATCAGCCCAATTCTCCATTCCCGTAGATTTTCCAGATTGCTTCCTGCCTTGGTGTGGTGCATGGAAGGCCGTCGAAGTTGAGGTTCGCCCATCCGCTTCCCACGTGTGGTTTCGCCATCGCGTCCAAGGCTTCAGCGATTTCAACCAAGTCCGGTGGCGGGTCAAGTTTCATCACAGTTCCTTTTGCAAATGATTTCCAAACCGGGCTGATACCGGTAGGTTGACTGGTTGCTGTAGTAGGCGTCCCAGTAGGCTCCGTAGTGTGGATTGTCGGCAGTGCTTTGGTATGGGACTGCTTTCCTGTCCTGGAGGAGTTGGACGATATGGCGTCCCTTGTCGGTCAGTCTGAGCGCATTGCCGGATACCAAGCCGCGCCGTCTGAGCGCTTGAATCCACAGCCACGGTTTCTGACCTGCGTGGGGTTCCGGCATTCGACCGGTACGCCATATGCTGACAAGCGCCTCATGCTGTTGGCTGCTCAAATGGATGCCGTTGACGCTGACTGCTGGAAAAATCATCGTCCACCTCCGAGCGGCAACCCACTGTTCAACATGCCCGCCAATTCACCCAACGTGAATCGGATGAACATTCGAGTGCCCGAGTCAACGCATTCCATAGACGGTTTGGCCGGTAGTAATGTCTCGAACTTGTCCCACACGCTCAGACTCGTGTACGCGGGTTGAGACGCGATCCACTCACGCTCGCCCATCACGTCAGCATCGAACATGCCATCGGCTTGTATGACGAACGGATATTCAGAATCAATGTCACCAGCCAACAGTTCAGCCTTATTGAAGCATTTCACCATCGGCACGTTCGGATTGGCGAACGTCGAAACACTGATCGGTTGTCCCTTGTAGTACAGGTTCTCAACATGGTCGAGACGCTTATCGTCCAACGCCCAAGCCAAGTAATCCCAGACGCGCAGTTGGAACAGCATCTCACCGGTATTCAGGCTGGTTTCCGACATCGCTTATCATCTCCTTCGTGTTTCTGACGAGACTTTCCAACCCGCCGTGAATGTCATGCAAGGGTTCTATATGGATTTCCGTATGCGGCTCATAAGGATTGCCGCCGTATGTCAACGGCATTCCCTGCCGACGTTTGACAAGCCGTTTCGCCCGTTGTCCCCATGCCATACGGTCGGGTTCCAACATGGCGCACAACGTGAGTTTCACCTGCTGGTCATCCACGTAGGCCAAACCGTTCAACGCATCCTTGACGAGCTTTTCCAGATTGTCCAAATCCGGTTTCCCATGACGCCCCTTATAAAACATGAGAATCATCAGCACGTCCCCATCCAATGGTTCGGCATGAGGGTAGAACATGTGGAATTGGTTCCGCACCAGTTCCTCAGCATCCCTCGTATGCTGGGGGGTCACAGCCCGATACCCGTAGAATCGTGGACGGCCCTTCGCGACGGGTTCGCCTGGAATGTCGAAATCATAGGTCATAAATCCCATATGCTCGCGTCTCCAATATCATCCCAATAGTCTTCGGCTTCCGACTCGCATTCAGGACAAGCGGGGCCGTAATATTCGACCCCATGCTTGTCACACCATGCGGGTTCGGTCATCCCAGAGAGCGGAACCATCAGAACAGTGTCGCCTCTCCAAGCTTCTCTTCAAGATCGCGCATCAGATTCACCGACGCATCCCAATAGGAAGGCTTCAATTCAATGCTCATGCCCTTGCGGCCAAGTTTGATTGCCTCGTACACGGTCGAGCCGATGCCACCAAACGGGTCGAACACAAGCTCGCCCTTATTGCTCCACAAGCGGATGCACCGTTCGATGAAATCCAATTGCAGCGGGCAGATGTGGCGTTCATCGGTATCCTCACGGCCAAGACGCTCATTCAGCGTGTTGGTCTCTCGAATGTTCCACCAGACCGGCTGCGCCCAATCAATCCATTCCTCGTTGGAAACATCGTTCTTGATCGGCACCTGATTCTCGCCCGGCTTGCGGAACATCAGCAGATAGTCAGCCAACGCTGGACGGCTCATGCTGGAATCCTTGTTCTTCGTGACGAACATGAGGGCTTGGGCTTTCGTGCGGATGGCCTGAGCCTGTGGATTCTTGTTCACGGTGACTTCGCCGTGGAAAATCCAACCGTTCTCCACGTAAGCGCGGATTACATCACCACGGAAGTCGGTCAATCCAACCACGCCGTCAGCGGTCTTCGTGGTCACAACCTGCTGCACATGCACGCAAGCGATACGGCCCGGTTTCGTGACCCTCAACAGTTCGCGGATGATGTACCCGTAATTCTCGATGAACTCTTCACGGGAACTATTGTTGCCCAAGTCGCGGGTTGAATCGGAGTACACGTACAGGCTTGCGAACGGCGGGCTGCTCACACTCAGATCAACACTGTTGTCAGCCATTTCCGTCATGCGTTCGCACGAGTCGCCAAGCCATAGTGTCCAATCCTTGCCTTTGGCCTCATCGGTCATATACATTTCATCGACCATCATGCGGCCTTTCCGAAAGAGTTTGATTCATTCATCGTCTTTACCAGTTCGTCACTCAAATGAGTGGCCTGCTGTTCCTTGCGGGTGATGTTCTCCGCTATCTCGCGTTCCAAATCGGAAACCACCACATGCACGTCAACCACGCGCTTCTGTCCGAACCGATAGCAGCGGCGTATCGACTGGTAGTAGGATTCCCACGAGTCGTTCAAACCGCAGAACGCCATTCGAGCGCAGTTCTGCCAGTTCAAACCGAACGATGCCATGGAACCCTTCGTGATAAGCACCGGAATGTTCCCATCAGCGAAGTCAAGGAACGCCTTGGCCTTGTCTTCCGGCGACATGGAGCCTTTCACATTCACACTGCCGGGGATAAGCCTGTTCAGCATGTCCGCCTCGTCGTTCAATCCAGCCCAGATAATCCACTGTTCGCCCGGCTCGTTATTGACAAGATCGACGCAACGGTTCACACGGTCAACAAGCGTTTCCTTACGGACTCTCGCACGCCCGCCGACCCCCCCCCCCGCCGCGGCGCGCAAAGAGCGCGCCCGGGGGGTGGC